GGCCGGGTGGGTGCATAAAGACATCTGCGCCAAACTGGAAGAATTTACTCAGGGCATCGCTGACAAGAACTCCCCGAGGCTGATGCTTTCGATGCCACCGCGACATGGCAAGAGCCTAATCGCCTCCACCTATTTCCCGGCGTGGTTCATGGGCAACCACCCGGAACTGGAAATAATCGCGACGTCCTATTCCAGTTCGCTCGCGTCCAAATTCTCGCGGAGCGTTCGGCATCAGTTTCGGGAGCCGCAGTTCGAGAAACTGTTCCCGAAGTCGAAACTTGATCCGGACGCCCAATCCATTGATAACTGGTACACCACCAAAGGCGGCAGTTACACGGCCGCAGGTGTCGGAGGTGGTATTACTGGTCGCGGGGCGCATTGCCTCATCATCGATGATCCGGTCAAGAACGCCGAAGATGCCGAGTCGGAGACGTTTCGCGAGAACCTATTTGAATGGTTTCAATCGACGGCTTATACGCGGTTGGCGCCAGGTGGCGGTGTCATCATTATTCAGACACGCTGGCACCATGACGATCTGGCCGGAAGGCTGGAAGAGATGTCAGAGAAGGGTGACGGTGACACTTACATCAATATCAAGTATCCGGCAATTGCGATTGAGGACGAAGAATTCCGCAAACGCGAGGATCCGCTGCACGAGGAACGCTATCCTGTTTCATCTCTGAAGATGATCAAGCGGGCGGTCGGTCCTCGAACCTGGTCCGCCTTGTATCAGCAGCGCCCGACAGCCGACACCGGTTCGTATTTCAAACGTGAGTGGCTGAAGTTCTATACCCAGACGCCGAGCATTGAGCAGCTGACGATCTATTCCGCGTGGGATTTGGCCATCGGCAAGAAAGAACACAACGATTACACCGTCGGCATTGTCGTGGGCGTTGACCGTAACGAAGACCTCTGGGTGATGGATCTGGTCCGGGGTCGATGGGACTCTATGGAGATCGTCGATCATGTAATGGAGGTCTATCAGCGATGGCACCCGGTCATTAATCTAATTGAGAAGTCTCATATCGAAATGTCCATCGGGCCGTATCTGGAGAAAGCCAAGATCGAGAAAGACTGTCCGGAGGCTTATTTCCATGCGCTCCCGACGGGCCGCCGTGACAAGCAAGCCAGAGCCAGATCCATCCAGGGCCGGTTGCAGGAAGGGCGGGTCTATCTGCCTAAAGAGGCTAGTTTCACTTCCGATCTACTGCTCGAGTTAATGGCGTTTCCCTATGGGTCACATGATGATCAGGTGGATGCGCTCGCGTGGATTGGGCTTTATCTCACTGAGTTCTATACCCAGGGAATCCCGAAGCGCAAGAAGAAAACCAGTTGGCGGGACAACCTGCAGAAGTTCGTTAAAAAAACCGAATCTGGCTATAACGGCCGTTCACCGATGAGTGCGTAAAACATGGCAAAAGTTTTAACTAAATTGGGGCAGATGTTCAGGGACAGTATGACCGGTGGCGCCAGTGGCGAGCCGGGCCGATACCACAGTCGAGAAGATTGGGATCGGTTTGAGTTCAAGCACCTGTTTGATAACAACAGGTGGGTCCGTGAACAGATGGTCGATGAGAACGGTGATCCGATGTATAGCTCGCGGACTGGCGAACCGATCATGACCAGTTACTACAAGCCGTACCAGGCACCCGCCGGGGGTGGCCAGTTTGACGGCAGAAGCGGGCGACCATCTTCTGACCCCAATAAATATGTCCCTCCGAAACAGACCGGCGGTGATGCAGCAGTTGCGGAAGGTAACACTCGACCAATCCATGGAGTTCCGGAGGCAAATCGAGGTTGGAGTCCACAAAAAGAATCCCCCGAATTTTCTAGAGCACCCATAATTGATCCTGATACGGGTGAAGAGATACAGTTAGATATTCCTCGTCGTGTTGCAGAAAAAGATAGAGGTGAAGAATGGGTCAAAACAGCAGGAAAAGCACCCATAGTTGATCCTGATATGGTTTACCGCCATGCAGCGAGCGGGCAACCAGAACATCAGTACGGCGCAGGTTCTTATCATCGAAAGCCCCCAGAGAAACGCCCCGAATCAGAATGGGGTGCCGGGTTTGATTTGGAAGGCTTTCTTTTGATGAATGACCAACGTGAACAGCGGGGTCTAAAACCCCTAACACGAGAAGAATTCCGCAAAGAAGAAGAGCGGAGGATGCGGGGGTATTTGCAGCCGATACCTGAACCTGACTATGTGAAAAATGATCCTTTGGGCGAAAGAGCTACTGAATGGCGAGCAGCACGAGAACAAGAGTGGTTGGATGCGGGAGGCATAGATTTTAGAGCCCACGCGGATCATTGGGGGATGGAATGGGTTCCTGGTCCAAATGGAACGTGGCGTCAGAGGGCGGTACAAATTGACCCGAAGACGGGAAAGCGAGAAGGGTCCGTTGAAGCTCAGGATGTTTTGCAACGAACGCAGGAATACCATCAGAACAGGAACAGCGCACAACCGCAACGAGACGCCGGCGCCAAAAGCGGAGGCGGAGGCGGCGGATTAGTCCCGTCTGCAGAAGCCAGTTCCCAAGAAGGCGGGGAAGGGTGGACAGATCAATATGGCAATTACCATCCTCCTTACCAACCGATGGAGGGTTCGCATGCGTTCAACTTAGCTGCACAGCGAACGATTGGGCAAAATCAAGATCAGGCCCAAAAGAACCGGAGCTATTTGAAATCTGAAGAAGGCTACCGGCGTATGCCCTACATCGATCCTGTCAGTGGTGAATGGCATGTGGGCCATGGCCACAAGATTACTGAATCCGAAGCCATTCAAATAGCTCGGGACGGTGGCTGGGGCAAAGAAAAAGCGGGGCAGCAGCTGGACAGTGATATCGGTACAGCGCGGCAAGGCGCCGATCAGTTGTTTCGTAAGAACGGCGTATCTCCTGAGAAGATGCCTCCAGGTTTTCGTGAAGCGATCAGCAATATGGTGTTTCAGATGGGTGCAGTAGGTGTCGCCCGTTTTGAGGACATGTGGGCGGCAATTCGCAACGGAGATTGGCAGCGAGTTCTGCGCGAGATGAAAGATTCGGCGTGGGCCAAATCCCAAACGCCCGAGCGGGCCCAACAGGTAATTGCTATGGCCAGATCGAGTCTGTCGGTAGGAGGCAGTTAGTGGCTGACGTTCAGTCCATTCCGGGTGAGTTCAATCTCGAAATTACAAAAGGTGCGCCTTTTGATCTTTTTGTCAATTTGGTAGATCGGGTGGATGGTTTGGCTGTGGATCTAACGAACACAACTGTAACAGCGGGGATAAAAAGAAAATACTCAGACAGTTCTGTCGCGCAAGCGTTTACCTGCACTTTTAAGGTTTCACCTACCGCGGGACAGTCCTATATCTTACTGGATTCGAGTCAGACAGCAGCTTTAACTTTTGACAGCGGCGTGTATGAAGTGTTGGCAACAACAACTTCCGGCACACCGTCGAATACCAAACAAGTCAAATTATTAACCGGGAATGTGTTGATTAAATAATGTCAAACATCGGCCAAACAGTTGTATCAGACGGTCTTTTTAATCTGACGATGTATAAAGGCGAGGATTTTTATGTGGCCTGCCGTTGGCATGATGATGCTATGGGCGGTTTTTATCCGCTGTCTTATTTGTTTACGGGTACGTTGTATGGATCCGAAACCAACAAAACCGATGACCAGTTATTGAATGTGACGTTGTGCGATCAGCTTAATCCAACAGAGTGGGGCGGTTTTGGCATGCACCTGACTGCAGCACAAGTATGTGCGTTGACTTTGAGCAGTGGGTACTACGAAGTGATTGCGGTCGATCCCGCTACCATGGCAACAGAGCGTGTGCTTTGGGGAAATTTTGAAGTTAAGCCAGGTGTTATGGGCTGTTAGTCAGGAGAATTTATGCCAACAATTACGTTAACGGTTGACCGTTCGCTACACGCGGGCGTCGGACCTCAAGGTGCCGCGGGCGCCGCGGGCGCCACGGGCGCCACGGGCGCAGCTGGTCCAACAGGACCCGCGGGAGCTACTGGTGCAGCAGGCGCAACGGGACCGACCGGAGCTACGGGCGCAGCTGCGACGATTGCAGTTGGAACTACATCTACGGGCGCAGCGGGAAGTTCCGCAACTGTTACAAATTCCGGGTCATCTTCCGCGGCAATATTTGATTTTGCTGTTCCGCAAGGCGCTGTCGGGGTTACAGGTTCGACGGGCGCTACAGGTGCAACCGGTGCTACAGGTTCGACGGGCGCCGCGGGAACAGATGGATACACCTGGCATACGTCAAGCGGGACACCAGCAAGCGGTCTTGGGAACGTCGGTGATTTTTATCTGGATTCGGCATCTTCCAAATGGTATGAAAAAACGGGCTCAACAACTTGGGGATACCGCGGCGACTTTACCGGGGCCACAGGTAGCACCGGGGCTACTGGATCGACGGGGCCAGCGGGGGCCACGGGGGCAACCGGATCAGCCGGTGCCACAGGTGCGACAGGTGCTCAAGGGCCGCAGGGTCCCGCGGGTACGAATGGCAGCAATGGCGCGGATGGATCAACCTGGATCTCAGGAACCGGAACGCCGGGAGCCGGCACCGGAGTTACTGGTGATTTCTATCTCGATACGGCTTCTGATGAGTGGTACGAGAAAACAGCGGTATCTACTTGGACATTGCGTGGAGACTTTACCGGGGCCACGGGCGCCACAGGATCAACGGGGCCGACAGGACCTGCGGGTCCAACGGGAGCCACGGGCGCCACAGGATCGGCAGGCGCAACTGGTGCTGCTGGTCCAACAGGGCCAGCGGGCCCCACGGGATCAACCGGAGCAACTGGAGCCGCAGGCCCTGGCGTAGCCACCGGAGGCTCAACAAATCAGGTCCTGGCCAAAGCCTCTGGCACGGATTACGACACTACCTGGGTTGATCAACAAGATCCCATAGCAATGGCGATTGCGCTTGGGTAGTTACTAACACTATTAAACGGAAATATAAGCATGGCGAATACGTTCAAACTAAAAACCGACACGGCTGTTGGTACCTCGCTTACCTCGGTATACACGGTGCCCGCCGCTACTACTACCGTTTTAGTCGGGGCGGTGCTGGCCAACATCACATCCAGCCAGATTAAGGTCAATGTCCAGATCGTTACCGCCTCGGTAACTGGAGAAAACGCGGATGATGTTTACCTGATCAAAGACCTGCCAATACCAACTGGATCCTCGTTCGAGCTGATCGAGGGCAAGATCGTGATGGAAACCGGTGACATCTTCAAAGTGGAATCCGACACAGCATCGAGCCT